GTCTATGGGGATATGGACCTCGTATGACTTGGAAGACGAATACCCAAGCTCCGCTGGGTCGAATGTTCGAGCGCTCATGTACCCGGATGACTTGGCTAAACACTGCCGCAAGATCGAACGGGAGGCAGCGCTAGCAATTGAGGAAACTGGCGCAAATATGCTGTTCTTGGTGCTGGGATTCCTGGAGTTTCCCGAGCAAAGAGACAGCGACAAGGTCTTCAGTGCCCCCCTGATCTGCATACCGGTATCACTGGAGAAGATCGATTCTAAGGGGGCGGAAAAATTTCAACTGAGATACACCCAGGAAGACATTGAGGAAAACTCCTCATTGCGTGAAAAGTTGCGCAATGACTTCGGACTTGTTTTGCCCGAGATGTCGGAGGATCAGGTCGATGTGGATGGCTATTTCAACGAGATTTATGAGGTTATTGAAAATCAACCCGGATTCTCTCTAAAAAATCGAGTCTCCCTGTGCCTTCTGCTTCTGGACACAATTGGAGTTGATATTGGAAAGGGCATCAAGCCACCGCCTGGCGTTGAGGGGTGGGTCGACAAAGAACTCATTAGGGTGGTCTTGGAGGGGGGCGACGCAACAAGCAGCGGCTTCTCTTTTGCTGAAGAGCACCGGGTAGAAGAAGGGCCGGGCGCAAGCATTCCGCTCGTCTACGACGCCGACAGCTCCCAGCACAGCGCCCTGATTGATGTCTTGTCGCTGAAGAAGAATCTTGTCATCGAAGGCCCGCCAGGAACGGGCAAATCGCAAACCATCACGAACCTGATTGCCGCCTGTCTTGCCGAGGGCAAGAAGGTGCTCTTCGTGGCCGAAAAATTGGCAGCTCTTGAGGTTGTGCGAAATCGGCTTGCCCTGGCTGGACTTGATCCGTTTGTGCTCGAGCTGCACAGCAATAAGACGAACAAGAAACGACTGCTAGAAGAGATCGCCAAAAGGGTCGCTTTCAGGCCGCAAAACCCTAACGATTTACCTCGCTTGCAACAGCAGCTGGAAGCGCATCGACAGGATCTCAAGGCCTATACCGACCTGATCAACTCCATCACTCACAACGCGTTCGGCTTAACGCTTCATCAGATCATGTGGCGCGCTGAAAAGCACCGCCAACGCTTGGGCGATGAAGAAAGCATGCTCAGTCAGATCACGGTTGGCGACGCCACACAGATCTCGGAATTCGAGTTGGGGCGTCGTATGGATTGCCTCGGCTATTTGGCTTCGCAGTACCAAGCTGTAGGGGGTTTCGATGACGGCTGTGCCTTCTGGGGTTTTTACCCGGGGCGCCTGATTCCCGGAGATGAGGTCAAACTCGCGAACTTATTTGAGTCGGCCGAGGGCTTGGGATTGGCGTTGGTGGAGGCGGCCAAACACATGTCTCGGGTGCTTGGCGGCCGTGTTCAAAATCTCACGCTGGCTTTCTGCAACGACCAACTAGCAGTTCTCAACAAGTTGCTTGAGACGGCCAATCACCAGTTGCCGTTGCATCTCATTCCAGGATTCTTCGAGGGTGATGAGACAGGGGCACGAGCCGCGATGGCCATCGGCGAATTTGCCGAACAAGTTGACCGATTCCATCGTCTCGAGGAGACCGTCTCGACGGCGCTCAAGCTCGAATCCAGTGTTACCCAACCCGCTTTGGATGACCTGAGCAATCTGCAACGATCTGGGGAGGCCTTGGGTGCTGATTTGGGCGCACTCAACGATCTGCGGAATCTGCATCAGCAGCTGGGCGAAGCGTTGGCAAAGCTGAGTTCGTCGCATGACGCACTGACCAGTCTCCTTGGTGGCAGGGGCATCCCTTACGACGGGTCAAGGCAAAAACTCGAACAGTTACTCAGTTTCTCGAACCTTGTCCTTGAAGCACCCGAGGAACACTTTCACCTACAGACCCCCGGACTGACTCGCGATGGCGCAGTTCAGGCCATTGAACGGCTGCATGCGCTGCAGAATGAATGGACCTGCCTTGAGAAGAGTCTGGGCGACACGCTTTACGTTGATGCCCTGCCGCATGAGGGAGATATCAAGCAGGCGATCCTGACGCTGCGTGAGGGGGATGCTTGGTATCGGATGTTTCAAGGGCCTTGGCGCAAGGCGTTGCGGCTACACAAATCGCTCCAGCGAGCGAAGCTCAAATTACCGCTGCATAAGCGACTTGAGGAGCTAGAGCAGATTACCAAATTGTTGAACCTGAAGGACGAGTGGAAAGCTTCGCCAACTTGGACTCAATTCCTCGGTTTCCCGTCACCTGTCGCACCGATACCTCTTGAAGGATACCTTGCGCTTGCCCGCTGGAATCGCCAAATAAAGGTCGCATCAGAGGACGTCGAGGCGGTGTTAATTGATCCGATCACTTTCACCGCCGACCAAGCCCGATCGCTACGCCGCGAGTTTTCTGGAATCAAGATTGAGCTCTCTGCCGCGAGGTCTGCGCTCGATAGCATCAATGCAAAGCTCAAGCGCCTCCCCGACTTGGGCGGGGGTAATGTCATCGACAATGTGATCGAGAGGGCCGTGAAGTTTTCGGAGAACCTTGAAGGGTGCTTCGACTGGTTGGAATTGGGGGCTCGAAGCAACGCGACGCTCGGCCAGATAATCGCGGGGTGTGAGGCCGCGTTGAATCGATCCAGGCTTAGGGCGCAGATCCACGGCAACTCGCAAATCAAACAGCTGTTAGGTGATCTCTATCAAGACGTCGACACCGACTGCTCGGTGGTCAGTGAGACGCTCTCCTTTGGTCAGAGTATTGACGGTCTGAACCTTGCACCCCAGGTCAAACACAAGCTTCGCTCCCGACACCCCGTCGAGGCTTGTCGCGAAGTAATCGCTGCTCTTGACGATGTTCGCAGCGGCCTGGAAAACGTCGAAAGTTTTAGCGACGCGCTGGCTAAATTCGGTTCGTTTGAACTTGATTCGTGGACGGGATCCGCACCCGACGAAGACCTGGAGATTTTTGGGTTGGCTCTGCACGATGCTGCTCGGATAGCAATCGAGGATAAGGATCGTCTGATTCCATGGTCGTTTTACCTGACTCGGCGCAAAGAAGCCATCGAACTGAGTCTGGCTGAGTTTGTGGGGTTTTTAGAGGAGAGGCGCATCAAGCCAGAGCAGATGGCCGATGCTTATGCATATTGCATATACAGCACAATCACTCAAGAGGCGTTTCGCAACATACCCCAGCTCGGCCGTTTCACTGGCCTCAAGCACAACCAAATTCGCGAAGAATTCAAGCGGCTGGACAAAGAAATAATCGCGTTGCGTGGCAAAGCGATCGCTTATGAGTGCGTTCGAAAGTCTGTGCCGCCGCCGGGCAGGAACGGGGCGCGAGTTGATGACCGTTCGGAAATGGTTCTGCTGAACTATTTGCTGCCCCAGCAGCGTCCGCGCATGCCGGTGCGAAAAATCCTCAGCCGTGCAGGGGGGGCGATACAAGCCCTAAAGCCCTGTTTCATGATGGGGCCGCAGGCAGTGGCCAAATACTTGGCCCCGGGCGTATTCAAGTTTGACCTTGTCGTAATGGATGAGGCATCACAGTTAAAGCCGGAGGAGGCGATCGGCTCGATTGCTCGAGGTGGTCAACTTGTAGTGGTGGGCGATCCGAAACAATTGCCACCAACGTCATTCTTCTCGCGGATGGCACAGGATGGAGATGGCGGGGAAGAGCATTTTGCCACCTCGGATGCCGAGAGCATTTTGGATGTCTGCTCGGCGCAATTCAGGCCGACGCGCTCCCTGCGCTGGCACTACCGTTCCCAGCACCATTCGTTGATCGCCTTCTCAAACCACTATTTCTATGGTGGAAAATTGGTGATCTTCCCCTCGCCATATGGCCAGGGGGGCAACCTTGGGGTGCGTGCCGTTTATCTGGCGGATGCCATCTACGAAAATCAAACCAACCTGCGCGAAGCGAGACGCGTCGTGGATGCCGTGGTCGATCATATCGCGACCCGGCCAAATGATTCGCTTGGCGTTGCGACGCTCAACATTAAGCAACGTGACCTCATTGCGGAATTACTTGAGGAGCGGCTGAGATCCGCTCCGGGGGCGGACGCCTATCGCGAATACTGGGCCAGCGAGGGGGAGCCACTGTTCATCAAAAACCTGGAAAACGTCCAGGGTGACGAACGCGATGCCATCGTCATTTCGACGACCTTCGGCAAGCCTCCGGGATCTAGTGCCGTTCGCCAGAACTTCGGTCCGATCAGCCGTCAAGGTGGGTGGCGTCGTTTAAATGTGCTTTTCACCCGAGCCAAGAAGTCAATCGCCATCTACACGTCCTTGCGGCCTGAAGATATCGTCATGGACGGAACGACGCCAGATGGTACCAAGGCCCTTCGAAATTACCTCGAATACGCCCGAACGGGCTCTTTGACGACAGTTGAGGAAACCGGACGAGAGCCTGACAGTGAGTTCGAAATTTCCGTCATGGAGGTCCTCAAGCTCCGGGACTATGAAGTTACGCCTCAATTGGGGGTTGCCGGCTATCGAATCGACATCGCCGTTAAACACCCTGACGCACCGGGAGCTTACCTGGCTGCCATCGAGTGCGACGGTGCGACATACCACTCCGCACTGTCGGTTCGGGACCGGGATCGTATTCGCCAGGAGATTCTTGAGTCTCTCGGCTGGCGAGGCCGCATCTGGCGAATCTGGTCCACGGATTGGTTCCGCTCCCCGAGGCAGGAAACAGAGAAGCTCATTGGCTTCATAGAGGATCTCCGAGCAGGTTGGAGGCCAGAGCACACATCTGGCGAAGGCTGGATCGAGGAGGGCCAGGTATCGGGGCAAGCGTCGAGTGATTCTGCCCAACAAGTGGTACCAGCCGAAAACTCCGTGCAAGCTGAAATGGAGCGGGAGGCAATCAGCTCAGTGCTTATCGCCAATGAGGATGACTTAGAGATCGATGTAGGCGATGTGGTGCGCTATGTCGACCTTACAAAACCAACCGATGTGCTCATGGTTCAGATTACAAGCGGGAAGGATGACTTTGCTAATGGAGTCGTCAACGAAACTCGTCCGTTAGCGCAAGCGTTAATCGGTGCGGTGGTCGGGGATGAAGTCGCACTCCATTTTGCTGGTGGCGCTCCCAAGACGTTCCAAATCATAGAAATCAGACGATCAAAATAATGAAAACGAGCCAATCAACTCAAGACCAAAGCCAGATCAAGTGGATCTCCGACTTCATCTGGAACATCGCTGACGACCGTCTGCGCGACGTCTACGTGCGCGGCAAGTACCGTGACGTGATCCTTCCCTTCACCGTATTGCGGCGGCTCGATGCCGTGCTGGAGTCGACCAAGCAGGCGGTGCTAGAGCGCAAGAAGTTTCTCGATACCCACAATGTAGCCGAGCAGGACGGCGCGCTGCGGATGGCTGCCGGGCAGGCGTTCTACAACACCTCGGAGTTCACCCTCGCCACGCTCACTGCCAGTGGGAAAGGACAGCGCCTACGCGACAACTTCGTTGATTACCTGGACGGCTTCTCGCCGAACGTTCAGGACATCTTGGCGAAATTCAAGTTTCGAGACCAGATCCAAACGATGGTCGAGGCTGACATCCTCGGTCACCTGATCAATGACTTCCTCGATCCCGAGGTCAATCTCTCCCCGCTGCCAATCAAGGATGCGGATGGCCGGATCAAGCTGCCCGCTCTCGACAACCACGGTATGGGCACGGTGTTTGAGGAGTTGATCCGCCGCTTCAACGAAGAGAACAACGAAGAGGCTGGCGAACACTTCACGCCGCGCGACGTGGTCAAGCTGATGGCCAAGTTGCTGTTCATGCCAGTGGCCAACCAAATCCAGTCTGGTACCTACCTGCTGTACGACGGCAGTTGCGGCACGGGCGGCATGCTGACCGTGGCAGAAGAGGCGCTGCACGAACTGGCCGCAAGCCACGACAAGGAAGTTTCGATCCACCTGTTCGGGCAGGAGATCAACCCCGAGACCTACGCTATCTGCAAGGCCGACCTGCTGCTCAAGGGCGAAGGCGACGAGGCCGAGAACATCGTCGGCGGCGCGGACAAGTCCACGCTGTCAGCCGATCAGTTCCGCTCACGCGAGTTCGACTTCATGATCTCCAACCCGCCATACGGTAAGAGTTGGAAGACCGACCTTGACCGGATGGGCGGCAAGAAGGAGTTCAGCGACTCGCGCTTCATCGTCAATCACGACGGCGACTCCGAATTCAAGCTCATCACCCGTTCCAGCGACGGGCAGTTGATGTTCCTGGTGAACAAGCTGCAGAAGATGAAGCACAACACGCCGCTGGGTAGCCGCATTGCTCTGGTGCATAACGGGTCAGCCTTGTTCACTGGCGACGCGGGCCAGGGGGAAAGCAATGTGCGCCGCTGGGTGCTGGAGAACGACTGGCTCGAAGCCATCATCGCCCTACCACTCAACATTTTCTACAACACCGGCATCGCCACCTACATCTGGGTGCTGGCTAACAAGAAGGCCGCGCACCGCGCTGGCCGCGTGCAGCTGATCGACGCTTCGCAGTGGTTCCTGCCGATGCGGCGCAACCTTGGCAAGAAGAACTGCGAGTTGGCGGATGCAGACATTGAACGCATCCTCAAGCACTACCTTGACCAGCCGCCCGCCGATGCAGAAGCCGCAAAGGCAGTACCCGAAAGCAAGTGGTTCGACAACGCCGACTTCGGCTACTGGAAGATCTCGGTCGAACGCCCGCTGCGCCTCAAGAGCCAACTCAAGCGCAGCGCCATCGAAAGCCTGCGCTTTGCCACCGGCGACGAGGCGCTCCGCATTGAGATGTACGCCAAGCACGGCGACAAGCTGTACACGGAATTCGCCAAGCTCAAGCCCGAGCTCGAGGCGTGGCTCAAGGGTGATGACGGCGACGAGGATGCCGACGACGAGTCGGACGATGAAGACGCCAAGCCCACCAAGAAAGCGGTGCCGGAGAAGCGGCGCAAGAAGCTGCTCGACCCCGCAACCTGGCTGCGCGACAAGATGCTGCTGGAAACGGCCAAGCTGGCGCAGCAGGAACTGGGCGACGGCGTGTTCGACGACCACAACGAGTTCCGCACGCGCTTTGATGCTGTGATGAAAGCGAACGACAAGAAGCTGGGCGCGCCGGAGAAGAAGGCCATCTACAAGGCGGTGAGCTGGCGCGACGAGTCTGCACCGCCCGTTATCGCCAAGCGCAGCAAGCTCAAGGCAGGCGAGCATTTTGAACCCGGCTACGACGGGGCGTACCTGGAAACAGTCGGCAAAGATCGCTTCATGGTCGAGTACGAGGCCGATACCGACCTGCGCGACACCGAGCAGGTGCCGCTCAAGGAGCCTGGTGGCATCGAAGCCTTCTTTGCCCGCGAGGTGCTGCCCCACGCGCCAGATGCCTGGATCGCGATGGACGCCACCAAGATCGGCTATGAGATCTCGTTTGCCCGTTACTTCTACAAGCCAACCCCGCTGCGTACGCTGGAGCAGATTCGCACCGACATCCTCAAGCTGGAAGAACAGACCGACGGGCTGCTTCACAAGATCGTGGGGGCGGCGTGATGGCTTTGCAAGCAACTTATCCCACCTATCAGGATTCCGGTCTCCCTTGGGTCCCCGAGGTGCCGCAAGGCTGGAATGTGCTTCGCAACGGTCGCCTGTTCGCACATCGGGTTCAGACTGGCTTCCCCGATCTGCCCATTCTGGAGGTGTCCCTGCGCACTGGCGTGCGTGTGCGCGACATGGAAAACCTCAAGCGCAAACAGGTGATGAGCCAGAAGGAAAAGTACAAGCGCGCAGCCAAGGGCGACATCGCCTACAACATGATGCGGATGTGGCAAGGCGCACTTGGACCCGCGCCAGTCGATGGTTTGGTGAGCCCGGCCTATGTGGTCGTCAAGCCGTTCGAGGATGCCAACAGCGCCTACTACAGCTACTTGTTCCGCACCGACGCCTACATGCGCGAGGTGAACAAGTTCTCACGCGGCATCGTGGCCGACCGCAACCGGCTCTATTGGGACGAATTCAAGCAGATGCCGTCTTTGGTGCCGTCGCGCGCCGAGCAAGACCAGATCGTCGCCTACCTGCGGGCGCAGGACGCCAACATAGCCCGCTTCATCAAGGTCAAACGTGAGTTAGTTGGGCTCTTACAAGAGCAGAAGAAGAACCTGATCCAACGGGCGCTAACTAATGGCATTAAAGAAGGAGTGAGCACAAAACCCTCTGGAGTTGACTGGATTGGCGAATTACCAGCCCATTGGGATCTCAAGAAGTTGAAGCAGGCGGGGCGATTTGGATCTGGAGCCGGATTCCCAATTGAGTTTCAAGGCAAAACTTCTTTTGAGATCCCATTTTTCAAGGTTTCTGACATGACGTCAGCTGGCAACGAGTTTCAAATGCTGACAGCAAAAAATAGTGTCAGTCGAGATCAGGCAGCAGCCTTAGGCGCAAAGATATTCCCTTCAGGTGCAACGATCTTTCCAAAAGTCGGTGGAGCATTGTTGACGAACAAACGTAGGCTACTTGTTCGCAGCTCCTGCGTGGACAACAACGTAATGGCGTTTGTGCCGTTCTCCGGGAATCCCGAGTACTGGTTCTGGGTTCTTACTCTGTTGGACTTCGGAAAGCTCGCAAATCCAGGCCCAGTGCCAGCACTCAACGCCAGCACGATAAAAGACCTGATGGTTCCATGTCCTGATGATGAAGAGCAAAACAAAGTTGTGGAGCACATAAGAGCGCTTTGTATAGAGCTTGATGCAGGCATTTTGCTTGAGCAAAAAGCGATCGAACTCATACGAGAGTTACGTGACCGGCAAATTGCCGATGTCGTCACCGGCCAAGTGGATGTGCGCGGCTGGGTGCCGGGCCCGGATGACGTGGTGGCCGAGGAAGACCTGACGGCACTGGGCGGCGACGAAGAATTGGATACCGATGGGGAGGAAGACGATGGCGACGACTGACACCAGCGAAAAGGGCGTGGAGGCCTTGATCGTGCGCGACCTCTGCACCGGCGGCGGCTACGTGCAGGGCAACCCTAGCGACTACAACCGCGACGTGGCGGTGGACGTGGTGCAGTTGCTGGCGTTTCTGCAGGCCACCCAGCCCAAGGCCGTCGAAACACTGGAACTGGCAAGCGAGGGAATCAAGCGCACCCAGTTCTTGCACCGCATCCAGGGCGAGATCGCCAAGCGGGGCGTGGTCGATGTGCTGCGCAAGGGCGTAGGCCATGGGCCGGTTCACGTTGACCTGTACAAGTTGCTGCCAACGCCGGGCAACGCCAGTGCTGCCGAGAACTTCGGCAAGAACATCTTCAGTGTCACCCGCCAGTTGCGCTACAGCAATGACGAGTCGCAGCGCTCGCTGGACGTCGCCACCTTCATCAATGGCCTGCCGGTGATGACATTCGAGTTGAAGAACTCGCTGACCAAGCAGACCGTCGCTGACGCCATCACTCAGTACCAGACTGATCGCAACCCGGCCGAGCTGCTGTTCCAATTGGGGCGCTGCGTGGCGCACATGGCGGTGGACGACGCCGAGGTGCGGTTCTGCCCGCATCTGACCGGAAAGACCTCGTGGTTCCTGCCATTCAACCAGGGTTGGAACAGCGATGCAGGCAATCCGCCCAACCCGCACGGCTTGAAAACCGACTATCTGTGGAAGCAGGTGCTGGTCAAGGACTCGCTGGCCAACATCATCGAGAACTTCACGCAGGTGGTGGAAGAGGAAGACGAAAAGGGCAAGAAGCGGCGCAAGCAGGTGTTCCCACGGTTTCACCAACTGCGTACTGTTCGTGCCTTACTGCGCCGCTCCCGCGAGGACGGGGTTGGCAAGCGTTATCTCATCCAGCATTCGGCAGGCAGTGGCAAGAGCAACACCATCGCGTGGTTGGCTCACCAGTTGGTCGAACTCAAAACGGCCGCCGATGCAATGCTGGCTCAGTTCGACTCGGTGATCGTCATCACCGACCGACGCGCGCTTGATACCCAGATCGCCCGCACCATCAAGAGCTACGACCACGTTGCGTCGATCTTCGGCCATTCCGAGGATGCCGCCGAGCTGCGCGCCTTCCTGCGCAAAGGCAAGAAGATCATCGTCACGACGGTGCAGAAGTTCCCGTTCATCCTCGATGAGCTGGGCGACCTCGGCGGCAAGAAGTTCGCGTTGCTGATCGACGAGGCGCATTCCAGCCAGGGCGGCAAGACGACGGCCAAGATGCACATGGCCCTGTCAGGCGCTCCTGGTGACGACGAGGACGACGAGGAATCCGTTGAGGACGCCGTCAACAAGCTGATCGAGTCGCGCAAGATGCTGTCGAACGCCAGCTACTTCGCCTTCACCGCCACGCCGAAAAACCGGACGCTAGAGTTGTTCGGGGAGCGGTTCATCGAGGGCAGTGAGGCGCGTTACCGCTCACCGGAGGAACTGACCTACACCACCAAGCAGGCCATTCAAGAGGGTTTCATCCTCGACGTGATTGCGAACTACACGTCGGTGGACAGCTTCTATCACGTCGCCAAGACGGTGGAGGACGATCCCGACTTCGACAAGGTGAAGGCGCTGAAAAAGATTCGTCACTACGTCGAATCCCACGATAAGGCCATCCGCAAGAAGGCCGAGATCATGGTCGACCACTTCGTGGCGCAGGTGGCGGGCAAGCAAAAGATCGGTGGCAAGGCGCGAGCGATGATCGTTTGCAACGGCATCGCACGGGCCATCGACTACTACCGCGAGTTGTCGGATTACCTCGCCTCGATCAAGAGCCCGTTTAAGGCCATCGTGGCGTACTCGGGTGACTTTGAAATTGGGGGGGTGAGGAAGACCGAAGCCGATCTCAACGAATTCCCGAGCAAGGACATTCCGTCCAAGCTCAAGCAAGACCCGTATCGCTTTCTGATCGTCGCCAACAAGTTCGTCACGGGCTTTGACGAGCCGCTGCTGCATACGATGTACGTGGACAAGCCGCTGGCGGGCGTGCTGGCGGTGCAAACGCTGTCGCGGCTGAACCGAGCTCACCCGCAAAAGCGCGATACCTTCGTGCTGGACTTTGCCGACAACGCCGAGGCCGTGAAAGCCGCATTTCAGGACTATTACCGCGCGACGGTGCAGGTCGGCGAAACCGACCCCAACAAGCTGCACGACTTGAAGAATGACCTCGATGCCAAACAGGTGTACAGCTGGCAGCAGGTTGAAGATTTGGTTGCGCTTTATGTCACCGGCGCAGACCGCGACAAGCTCGACCCCATTCTCGATACCTGTGTGGCCGAGTACATCGACAACCTGGACGAAGACGGTCAAGTCGAGTTCAAGGGCAAGGCCAAGGCTTTCGTGCGCAGCTACGGCTTTCTTGCTGCGATCCTGACCTACGGCCACCCGGCTTGGGAAAAGCTGTCGATCTTCCTGAACTTCCTGATCCCGAAGCTACCGGCCCCGAAGGAGGAAGACCTCTCCAAGGGCGTGCTGGAAGCCATCGACATGGACAGCTATCGGGTAGAAGCGCAGGCGTCACTGAAGATGTCGATGGACGATGCCGACGCCTTCATCGAACCGCCCCCGCCCGGCGGCGGCGGTGGTGGCGGTACGCCGGAAATCGACAAGTTGTCGAACATCATCAGAGCCTTCAACGACATGTTCGGCAACATCGAGTGGAAGGACGGCGACAAGATTCGCAAGGTCATTACCGAGGAAATTCCAGCGCGCGTGGCTCAGGACAAGGCCTACCAAAACGCGCAGGCCAACTCCGACAAGCAGAACGCCAAGCTGGAGCACGACAAGGCGCTCAATCGCGTGGTGCTGGAGCTGATCTCCGACCATACCGAGCTGTTCAAGCAGTTCAGTGACAACCCGAGTTTCAAACGCTGGCTGACGGATATGGTCTTCGATTCCACGTACCAGCCAGGCTCGGTGCCGCCGAAGGCACCGCCACAGACGGGAGCGTCGGCGTGAGCGATACCAGTGCAAAAAGGGGGTGCCTATGGCATTGAATCTGGCGAAAGCTGTACTGGATTGCTTGAAAGCACGACCCGAGGAAAAGCTGACGGCTCGACAGATCGCTGAGTGGATATTTGGTACCTATCCCACGGAGTGCCAGGAGAAGAAATCCAACAGCCAAGGCGGGTACATCAAAACCGACGGCGACTTGGTGCAGCAGCTGGTTGCGGAAATTGGCTCACGGCGTCCCAGCTTGCAGAAGAGACACCCGGAGTTGAAGACTACCGAGGGTAGGCCGCGCAAGTACTACTACACGGAAAAATCAGACGTCGCAGAAGTTGCTGCGGCTGAGAGTACGGCCACTAGCACCACCGTAAGCCCCGATGGCAAATCGCTGGGTGAACACGCGATGTACCCGCTGCTCTCGCTGTATCTGTGGGAAGAGTTCAGGGTCTATTCGAAGCGCATCGACGAGAAGCGCTCATCGAACAAACGCGGCCCGAATGGCAACCGCTGGCTGTACCCGGACGTGATCGGGATGGAGGACTTGGGCGCTGAGTGGCACCAGGAGGTGCGGGACTGCGTGAATCAGTATTCCGACAAGCGCACCAAGCTGTGGTCGTTCGAGGCCAAGTTGCTGATCAACCGGTCGAACGTGCGTGAATGCTTTTTCCAGGCGGTTTCAAACTCGTCATGGGCCAATTTTGGCTATCTGGTCGCTGCGGAGATCGAGGGCCAGGACACGCTCAAGGAGCTGCGAATGCTGTTCGCCGCCCACGGCATCGGCCTGATCAAACTGGATGCCGACAACCCGGCAGAGAGCCAGGTCTTGATTCCAGCTCGTGAACGAGACGAGATTGATTGGGACATGGCCAACCGGCTGGCAACCGAAAACCGGGATTTTCTGGACTACGTGAAACTTGTGAAGCAGTTCTACCAAACCGGCGAAGCGAGGCTGGCCGATTGGGATGTTCCCGAGACGACGGACTGAAGAAGGCTACTCGAGGTGGCCGATCACATCGAGGCGCTGCTCGCCCCGCTGAAACGCCCCAAACCATTCGTTGCGTGAGTCGGCGCGTGCTCGGCTCACGAGCAGCGCAAAGCCCTCACAGTTTCGTTCCTTGGCGGTAGCGAAATCAGACGTATCGAACTTGGCCTCGCGGACAAGCGTCATCGCGGCCGTTTTCATGGCGTACTCAAACAAATCCAGCAGGCTCGCCTGCAAGGTTTCGTCGATGCTGCGGCAGGACACATCGTCGATGACTGCCTTTTTGAATTGATTGCTCATTGGTTGTGCTCCGAATTGGCGTGGATGACATGAACGCGCTGTTCGGCGGTAAAGCCAAGCTCTTCCGCGCGGTTCGGGATCAGGCGTTGCGAAGCAGCCAAGCGGCCTCAGCCTCCCGCCGTGTGACGAGTCCCGGCAGCACTTTCCCGCCGCCATAAACCCATCGGCGCAGCTCCTGCCCGGCCGCAACCCAGTCCCGCTGATTGATACGCCGCCGTAGCGTCGACGTCTGCAGCCGCCCTACGCCAAGGTTGAAGGTGAAGTCCACGATGGCCGAAAGTCGCCCTTCGGGTTCGGCGGCGAGCACCGGGCAGTAACGCAGCGTCGCGGCGAGCGCCGTCTGCAGGTCGCGCGCCAAATAAACCTCGGCTTCTGCTTCCGTGATCGGCGAGTGTTTGGGGTCGCAAAGGTGGCCGTACCCAATCGTCCAGAAACCTGCGGGGCAGATATAGGGAACGGCGGTGATCTCGATTCCTCGTTTAACCTTGCACTCGAACCCCTCGAAGCGCTTCGCCAGATCGATCGCTGCTTGAGGCACCTCGATCATGGCTTTAGCCGGTCAAACACGCGCCCAAGAAACCAGAAGTTGAGCACCCCGGCCCAAAGCGCCTGATCTGCCTCTGTCCAGGCATGCAGAATCGCCGTGCCCCAGCCGGCACCTGCAGTCACTGCAGCCGCGAATGCGGCCGTCTTGGCGGCGCAGTACAAGACCATAAACCAGTAGGTGATGACCGGGCGCACGCTGCAAGACAACGCATCAGCCCAGCGCACACCAGTTTTCTCGCCCTGAGTCCGAACAGCTTCGCGCAGGGTTTCAATAGCCCCGACGTTCCATGCAGCATCGGCACCCGCGCCGATTTCGGCCATGCGTTGTGGGCCGCGCAGCTTTTCGAATTCCAGCGCCTTGTCCTGCATCGCCAGCTCGTGGCCGCGTTCGCCTTTTCGGTCCAGCCACTTGAGGATTTCGGGCGCGAGGCGGAAGGTGCCACCCAGTAACCCGCCAAGAAGGGTTTCGATCATTGCGGGCCTCCCATCAGGCGCAGTTTCATGGCGAGGCCCACCAGCAAGGCGGCCAGTACGCCAGTGGTGAGCACCTTCACGGCGGTTTGCCACATCGTTTTACGGGCTTCGCGCCAGGCTTCGATCAAGCTGCGCAGATCGCGAATGTCACGGGCGGCGTGGCCGTTTTCGAGGCCGAGGCTGGCCAGAGCCCGTTCGGCGCCGCGCTGTGCGGCGTGGTCGAGCAGGTCATCGAAGTCCTCCTTGCGCAGGAGGAGCATATTGTCTGAAGGCGTTATCTTTTCCGGTGTTGTCATCGGCGGGCTCCAAAGTAAAAAACGCCCGCAATGGCACGCGCCATGCGGGGCTTCGGGGACTGGTTGTTCAGGGGGTGACGGCCTCTACGGCCTGAATCGGAATGACGCGCTTTTTCGGGGGGTCGGATGTGCCTTGCTGGATGAAGCCGAACACATCTTTGCGCTCGGGCGGAATGTCGCCCTCGATGAACACTGGCACACATCCGGTGAGAAACTCGATCGCCGCCGCGAGGAACACCGCGTTGTCTGAATACGCGGCGTCACAACCGGCTTGCCACAACGCGCCTTCGAGAAACATGCAGGAGCCCTTGCACAGCTGCAGCACAGGACAACCGGGGCATTGGGGGCGATGGCGCCAGTGGGTGGCGCTGCGCATACTCACTTCTTTGAGGTCGGAGAGGTGCCCGATGCGGTGGGGCTCCCCGTTGGGGGCCTGCGCAGCGGCGCTGACGTTCTGGCAGGTGAGCACGTTGCCCTTGAGGTCGACTGCGATGTTGTCGCTGCGATCCATTCCACACTTTTGACCCACCGCGCGGGCAGGGCGTTGTTCGCGGATCGACTGGATGAAATCCAGCACCTTGCTGCTGGCGATTGCGAAGCGACTTGCCGCGCCGTTGCGCAGATCTGCGAAAGCGTGTCGCCGGAAACGGGCGTGCTCCTCGGGGGTGTGGAACGTCGCGGCAATCCCGCCCTCGTCATAGGGGTCGATGAAAGCGCCTTCTCCGATCTGCACATCCTCACCGAAACGCGCCTGCAGCCACGCCTGCACTGCGCCGCGGCTCGGGTTGTGGGCGCTGATCATCGGGTTGATGCTGATCTTTCCCTTGGGATGCAGCCTGCGATAGAGATCGAAGATCGCATCGCGGCGGTCGGGGTCGTCGAGTGGGTCCGGGCCCCGCGCCGATTGGCCGGGGCCGTCGTGGGACAACCCCACCGAGAAGCCGGTTTCGTCGAGCCAGGCGTTGATGTCGCGGGTGAGGAGTGAGCCGTTGGTGATGATCGAGAATTGTGCTGCCGGGTACAGCTCGCGCAGGGCGTTCGCCAGCGGGCGCAGGGTCTTGAGATACACCAGCGGTTCGCCGCCCCAGAATTCGATACGCCCGGGCGGTGCTTCCACGCTGGCGGTGAGTTGTTGAAGGAAATCCGCCACATCCTGCGGGCCGGTGTTTTCCGCGTGGGGGACGAATCGCTGGCTGCAATAACTGCAGGCATAGTTGCAGGACAGCCCGAGGCTGATTTTGAGGGTGCGGATCAGGCCTTTGGTGCCGGGCGCGGTGCTGCTGATGACACTGGCATCAGCAAAGACAGCAGGCGCGTAGGGGACGACCGGCTCGCCGTCCTCCCATGTGAGGGTGCTGGCTTCGTTGTCGTAGATCAGGATGCGCTGCGTATTGTCTGGTGCGATGGTGTGGATTTCAAATCTGGCCATTGATTACTCCCATGCAAGGCCTGCTCGAATGAGGTCGAAGGGGTGGGTTTTGCCGAGGTGGCGGTTGGGGGTCCAGGTGGCGGTCGCCGCGTCGTAATCGAGCCAGGGCACGAGGCCCAGCACGAGGTGGATGCGTTGCAGCGGAGTTTTACGAGCCACCCACACGCGGTGGTCGGCATCGGAATTGATGACGAGGTGATCGCCTGCAACTGCGGAGAGCGGCGGCTGGCCGCGGTACTGCAAACCGAAGTCAGGGCTGCCGGTGATGCAGAGGTTGATGCGCAGCACTTCTTCAGGCGGGTCGTCCTGATGCATCCCGCCATGGTCGTTGCAGGTGGGGGCCACCTTGCGACCATCGAGGATGCGAAGTGTGGCCCGCACCACCGGCATCTTGAAGCGATTGAAGAATGCGCTGAGTGCCGGCAGCCGGTCGATTTCGGGGATGAGTTTGCGGAAGCCGAGGCTGTCCAGATAGTCCCCGCGTGGTGCGGTGTGTCGTTCTCGCTCCGGGGCGGTGAAATACTCGGTCGGGGGCAGAGTGCGGTAACGCGGATGCCCGAAACTGCCGGAGTGCCATTCCTGCGCGGGGGCGTCGGGGTCGTATGAGAGGCTCATGCCGTAGAGCGCGCCGGGGGGCTGCGAGCGCCAGTGATGAAAGGGTGCGCTTTGGGCGAGTGACTCAATTTCAGCCGCGATGGCTGCGTGGTCGATTGAGAAGCCGGGAATCTGCAGCGTCGGGTCAAACTGGCGCGGGAGTGACTGCCATGGCGTGTGCCGCTTGATCCACGCCATCAGCGTGTCATCCGGCGGGCAATCAGCGGTGCGGAATGTCAACACGGCAGACGTTGCGCGAGAATTTGAAGCCAAGCTCGACCTGCATGATGTCCTCTGCCGCGAGATCGAGGCGGCGAGCGCGAAAGCGGGCGATGCCCTCGGGGTCGGTGAAGGCTTCGCGTTTGTTGAGATACCCCGATTCGCTGTTGACGAAGAGCCGCACACCTTCGCGCTGGCAGGGCTGATCGTGAAGGCTGAGTTGTGCTTCCACCTCGAACACCCCCGCGGCTGAATCGATGGGCACCACCCCGAGGATGTTGATCGAGGGATGCACCCGTTTGGCAAATGCCAGAAATGCCGCGCTGGTGTTCGCCACCTCCTCAGTGTCTGCCGGGATGTCGATGCCGAAGTCCGGGTTGGCGTTGGCGCGCATGACCCAGTCGGTGACGGGGCTGTCTGCGAAGGGGATGTAGATCTGGGCGGCGATCAGCGTGCTGTTTTTGAGGGCGTATTCGCGGCCGTTGTTTTTGGTGAGCAAAGTCGTGGCATAGCGATTGTGGACGCGGCTGATCAGGCCGCTGGCCAGATCGATCTCAACGTAGAGGCTGGTGCAGTCGGCCAGCTCGCGCGGGCCGCAGCGCGCACGCACGAATGCTTCGTCGATCACCACCGTCCGGGCGCAGGGCGGGTCGTCCCGTAGCCAGGTCATTTCCCAACCTGCTGCAAGTGGCGCGGCGCGAAGCCCGAAGGCGAATTGGGTGCGTGTGATGGCCAGTTTCATGGGGTGTCCTTTCAGCTGTTGCCGCAGTCGCAGTTGCAGTTGGTGAAGGTGCGCACCAGCCGGACGGTGTTGCCGTTGGGTTTGTCCAGATAGAAGCTGGCAGGGGCGGCGAAAGACCCGCAGTTGCCATTGACCACCGTGACCCCGGTGATCTCGTTCGCTTTGGTGCCGAAGTAGTCATGCAGCCAGCCGTAGTTCGCGGTCCAAAGCGACCCGGCGTTGTTCATGTACATGTCCCAGTTGCCGTCGGATTTCAGGAAACCCATCAGGTTGCTGTTTACATGCAGGTGGCGATTGACGTTGTCGGTGTCCTGCATGGTGATGGTCGGGGCGGTGCTCTGAATCGTCAGATTCCCCGTCATCGTGTCGCCGGTTTTGGCGACTCGGCTGGACAGATCAATGGTCACCGTGGCGTTGCCGTTGGCATCGGGCCCCGCGCCATTGACCGAGCGCACAAACGCGGTGGAGTCGTAGCCGTCCAGTTTGTCGGCGTCTGCCGCCTTGGCGGTGAGGCCCAGATACGTGGCGTTGTGGTTGTGCGTGCTGGATGCAAACGCACTCGCGTGCTGACCATCGAGCAGGTCGGCATCGAGTCCGGTGCCCGCGCCATCGACAGTGATCAGTTTGGCCAGCACATCGGCCGCGGTGTAGGACGCGGCATTGAGCTTGGCTGCAAACTGCGTGTCGATGCCACTGGCCAGGTCCATGATGAGCCGCCAGGTGTCCGGGTTGGTGCCGATCAACTGGTAGAGCTTCAGCTGGTCCGTGCGGTAGCAGAGCATCCCGATTTGCAGGTTGGTCGTCGGGAAGGTGGTGCCGCTGTTGCAGGAGATGGCGGTCTTGTCGTTGTTCAGGATCTCGATGAGCGAATCCGAGAGCGTTCTGGACGACGGTATGTCGGTGAAGTTTTGCATTCAGTACCCCTGTGCAATCCAGGTGAAGGAGCCGGCCACGCGGGTGCCGGCGCTGTTTTCGAGGATGGCGGAGAAGCCGCCTGTAGTGATTGCGCCCAGCAGGCGGGGAATGGCGACTGCCGTTCCGCCTTTATGGGTCATCGTGACGTCGGGTGGCACGCGGAAGCTGCGGGTGAAGGTGATCGTTGCACCCGCAGTGGCGTCGGTGATCTGTGCTGTGCCGCGATCGAAGATGTCGGGCACATCGACTGTCACGCGCAGGGCATCGATGAAGCCGCGATCGGAATTACGCGAGCTGATGATCGCCCGATACAGCGCGCGCCGGTAGCTGTAGTCGCCCTGAATGAAGTCCCTAAAGTCGGTGTAGCCGGGCGGGTGGCCGGCTTCGACGATGCTGGCGAAATCATCCTCGGTGATCTCGCTGCTGGAGACGATCATGTCGCTGATCACGCCGTTTGCGCGTCGGCGGTACTGCTCGGCAAGCGCCAGTGCTTCACTGGGGTTGATCCGCAGTGCCCGTTTTAGTGAGTCGCCAACAGCCAGCCCTTCGTTGAGAAAGCGCCGATAGGCCACCGTTTGGCCGAGTGCCTCCGCGATAGCGACGGCTTCGGCCACGCGCTTGAGGGTGCGTCGGGCCGCCCGATCGGTGGTCGCAAAGGCTTCCGCGATCGGCTTTCGGACCTGCTTGGCACCCAGATCACTGACCCCGAGGCCTTCGCTGATCCGCAGTAGAAAGGCGATCAGGTCGGCGTAGGTCTCTGCGAAGTTGATCGCCTCGCTGATTCGCTTGGCTATCACCCGATCAAGGTCATCGCCCGTGCCAATTGACTCGGCGCTGGCCTTGGTGACGCCACGACGCGCGGCCTCTGCGATCGGCAAAGATTCAGCGAAGCGCAGGGTGGCGAGTTGGCGGAGTGCATCGGCCAGCGAGAGGTTTTCCGCGGACCGCTTGGTGACCATACGGGACAGGTAGTCCGACGTCTGAAAGGTTTCCTGTGCAGCCTTACGGCTCGCTTTGGAGATGCCTTCGGCAAAGGACATCGTCTCGAGCCAGCGCAGCACAAACGCGATGAGGTCTGAGTACGTTTCAGCGAAGCCAAGCGTTTCCGACTCACGTAAAGTCAGGAGATGTTTGCGGCCCTCCGCGAATGGAAGATTTTCCCTTGGTCGCTTGGTCGTCCTGCGTGCCGTTGTTTCCACCAATGCAAGCGTCACGGCTACAGCGACGCTGTGCACAGAGGGGTACGCAGTGCTCCAGCTTTTCGCAGCGCCTGCGCTGGCCCATGTGAATCCGGCCGAAGCCCAGGTGTAGCGGGTGCCGGGGGACTCGGTGACCGTCACCGTATCAGGCATGACGATCAGCTCATGGTGAAGGTGAATACAGCGGTCAAGCTGTCATCGGCGCCTTTATTGACCACCGGGAACACCACGCGGTCGAGCATGATGCCGGCCGTGGCGGCGTTGAATACGCCGGCCTCGGTGATCGCCCCGGTGCCATCACCGGCCAGAAAATCAGCCGTGAAGGTGAAGGTCTTGGTGCCCGCCGTGTGGGCGTAGGTGGCGGCGTTTCGATCGAGCTCTGTCACCAGGGCTGACTGAGTCGCTGCGGCTGCGGTTGTGCCGGTGCCGAGCGCGATAAAACCCATCACCGCGGGGCGGGTTGCTGCCTTGCCGATGGCGTCGGCAATGAAATCGAACCCGACGTTCACGATGATGTTGTCTTTGTGGGTGGTCTCCACCTCGCCATTGGCGCGGCGAAGGATGAGGGTCATTGCGCCATGAAGCTGCATGGATTCGTCGATCATGAAAAGTCCTCGGTAAAAAAATGGCGCTGCCTCTTGCGAGAACAGCGCCACGGTTGGGGGGAAGGGGTTTAGTACAGACGCAAGCTGGTGAAACTGCCGACGGGGGCTAGCGAGGCAGTTGCAGCCTCGACATCGCCGCCGATTTCGCCGACAAACAGGCGCCGCTCGGTCGCGGTCTGGCAAATGCCGAGACAGATACGGTCTGAATTGGCCACCGCGAACGGCACACTGACTCGGCGCGACAGCTGGTCCTCAAGAAAGAAAGAGCCGGTGCTCGCGTCGTAACCCACGAGGAGCCACACGCCTGCGCCAGTCGCAGTCCAGATGACGCAGGTCGTGATTTCGGCGGGGATGAACCAGAACGAGGTGTGGAACACCGCCGGGATGCTCACCGTCCATGCGACTTTGGTGGTGTCCTTGACCATCAGGCCCTCGCCGTAGCGACCCGCGCCGTAGGACACACCTGCCGATTGGGTGGCCGTGGGATTGCCGATTCCTGCGATCGATCCATTCAGCCGCCAGCCGTAGATTTCTCCAGCCTGAAGTGCATCTTCCCGGGCGATCTGGAACCGTGCATCCACGTTGGCAAGGGCGCCATCGGAGGCCCACTGGCGTCGGGCCGCTTCGCTGCCCCAGGGGAAATTCGCTTCCAGCCAGGTGGTGCGGTCATCCACAGAGGCACCCAGGCTGTTGAGCAGCGTGTTCTGGGCGCGAATGGGTGAAACCAGATCCACCTCAAAGAGGTACTCGGCTGTCCGGGCGCCGGTGCTCATGCGCAGCACATTGCGGCCATTGACCGAAACCACTGATGCGAAATGCTTGGTGCCGGGGAATCCGAGGGCCTGCTCGTCGCGTTCAAGGATCAGGTTGGCGTTTTGCGGCTGGGCGACCACGGTGGTCACAAAGGTCGGCGTGTCGCTGTAAATGCCGGGCGATGCGATTGCCTTGATCCAGAACTTACGCTCACCATCAAAACCCGAGGGCAGCGTGTAGCTGGTGGACTTGACCTCAGCCACAAAGAGCGAGGCATCCCAGGCGGCGCCTTCGCGCAGTTCGTACCCGACGACTTCAGGCTCGGGGTTGGGCTGCCAACGAAACTCCAGCCGGTTGGCCGACTGCACTACGTCGAACTGCCGAACCGTGGAGGGGGCTTGTAAGCTCAGGACAAAAGTCGTGACGTGAGCGCTGTAGTTACCTGAGGTGTCATAGGCCCGAATGTGATACGGGTACTGCCCGGCGGCATCTTGGTCATGGACCATCTGCGTGCCGGCGGTTTTGGCGACGAGTTGGCCGTTGTCCCAGCTCGCACCAACACGCACCTCGTAGCCGGCCAAATCGGCGTCCTGGAGTTCGTCCCACCGAAGCAGGAGATCCGACACGCGGCGCTGGACCTGGAAGCCCGTGACATCCGACGGTGGCAGGGTCTTTCCGAGCACCGTGGCGCTGAAGGTCGCCGGGACGCTCTCCTTGCGATTGATGCCGATCGCCCGCAGGCTGAATTCATACTGCCCCTCTTGCGCATCCCGGATTTCGACGTAGTTGGCGGTTATGAGCGGCAAGCTCACGAAATTGCCACCCGCCACGCGATACGAAAGTCGGTATGCGACCGCGGTCTGAACCTCATTCCACGACACCTGCACCAGAACCTGGGCTTGGTCTTTGACACGGTACAGGCTCTCCTGCATAGCCAAGCCGGTCGGCGCGGCTGGCATGTCCGAGAGCACCGTGATCGAGCGGGGCTGCAACGCCAGTCCTTTCTCAATCGCATCGAACTTGCTCGGGTTGTGTGCGAGCGCGGTGACTTCATGCACACCGGGGTCCCGCTCGGCGACCGCCACCACCCGAAAGAGCTGGGGCTCGATGATGGAGGAGGAAAGCACCCAGATGGCGCCCGCCTGTGGCACCGCACTGAACGGGATCGTCACCGTCAGGGTTCGACCCGCAATCGGTCCCACCAGCCGCTCTTCAACGACCCCTGTGGGCAGGATGACTGATAGCCGCCAAGGAAGTTCAGCGGGCAGGTCCTGGTCCAGCGTGACCGTGCCCGCCGTTGCCGCAGCGATGCGGCCGCCAAGGCGCATGCCTCCTCGAACCGGATCAGCCACCTTGATAACGTCACCCGGGCGAACCACGGCGCCTTCCAGACCCGTGCGGAAGGTGACGATCTCGGACTCCGACTGCTCGGAGTACAAGAGCCACTTTCCCACACGATGGGCCTGTCCCCGTGAGGTGCAACCCAGCGCCACCACTTCGCTCTGCACGATGCCGTAGCGGGCGATGCCGGTGGCATCCTCAACGTACTCCACCTTCTGACGGTAAAAGTCCTCGGGGTCGTTCCAAGTGACCAAAGCAACAGTGTGCCGCGCCTTGGCTGACGACCCTTGGTAGGCAAACTCGCCATCCACGACGTTGCTGGGAGCGAACTGGTAGATCGGATCAACGGGTGCATCCTGCGTGACGGTGATTGCGCCACCCGACCAATACACCATGCCCCTAAAGATCGAGGCCATGTCCTGCACGACCTTGTAAGCCTGCTCCCGAGTCTGGAGGTACAGGTTGCAGGTGAAGCGCGGCTCAAACCCGCCCAGCCCGTTGGGAACCGGTTGATCGCAGTATTGGGCCACCCGGTAAAGCGCCCACTTGTCGACCTGCGATTCGGGGATGTAGCCACCCAGACCGTAGCGGGTGCTGGTGACCAAGTCGTAAAAGCACCAGGCGGGGTTATCGGTCCAGGCGATCTTGAAGGTGCCGTTCCACACACCGCTGTAGGCTCGGGTGGTCGGATCGTAGTTCGCCGGGACTCGAACCCGCAGCAGCTTCATGTCATAGCTGCGCCGCGGGATGCTCGAGAACTGCGAGGCATCGACCCTGAGCGCCACCAGGGCGCTGTTGGGATAGCGCAGCTTGCTCTCGATGACCTCGGTGTACGAGTCGACAAAGGTCTTGTTCTGCACAGAACTCGACGTAGAGTCCGCCGTGATGCGCCGCACTCGGATGTCCCAGGGGCCACTACCCGTGAGAGGCACGTAGTAGCTGCGCTGGTATTTGGTGGTGGTCTTGCCGGAGATCGTGTCGTTGATGATCTCCACGAACCCTCCGCCATTGACCTGGCGATCGATGGCAAAAGTCACCGTACTGCCGTTCAGATCGCCATTGGTCGTGTCCTGGTTGGTGAGTTGCGGCACGCTCACCTTGACCCGCACCGCATCCACATCCGGGTCGGTGATGGAGCGCACCACCGGCTGGCTCGCCTTGACCTCGACCCCTACGACCACCTCGTTCTCAACGGACGAGAACCCGGGCACATAGCTTTGCTGCTGGCTGCCGTTACGGGTCTCCAGAGTGACACCAGAGAAATTGGTCGAGCCGTCGGCGTTCTGAATGGGCGTTTCATCCAGATAGACCGATTGGAGGCCGTCTACCAGGCCTTCGATCTCGCCCTCGGACATGAGATCGACCACCCGCGCGTAGGCTTTGGAGCGCAGGCTATCGGGGGCTTCTTTAGCCACACGGGCGCTGCCTCCGCCTCCTTTGCCGCCACCGCCCGCACCAATGATGAGTTCGCTCATGCGGCAATTTCATCCACGTCGATACCGGCGCTGATTACCGCCGAGCCCACGATCAGCCGGCCGTAACCCACTGGCACGGGGTGACCCTGGGCGGTGGTGTTGACCGCGCCATTGAAGCTGTAGCTGGGCTTGTTTTCCGGGCGCTCAGAGGGTTCGGTGGCCTTCGGGGTGGGGGCGATCATCTGCGCCACGCCACCCAAGATCATGGCGGTACCCACCGAGTAGAGCGTGGCCTGCGACAAAAACGCGCCTGCCGCAGCCCAGCCCAACGGATTCCACCAGGCCACGGCCAGCAAGGCAGCGCCCAGCAATATCTGACCGAGGCCATTGCCGCCTGCGCCAGAGACCACCGGCGCGATCGTGATGCGGTTTTGCCCTGTGGGCTCGTGCAAGCGGTCCAGCGTCAATGCCTCACGGCCGGCCAGCACGCGATAACCCACGCCACGCTCGCCTGAGGCCACCAACTCCCGCTCAAAGGCCGGGAAATTGGCCGCCAGCGCCCGAATGGCCTCCGCTGCAGATGAGACGGCGAGGCTATGCCTGCGGCCGAAGCGGCGCCCAAGTTCACCGAGAAGAATGACCGTGACCATGCCTGAGGATGTGTGTTGTGACTTTTTGCCAGTAGCCGCCGTAGACATCGCGGCTGGACAGACGCCCCTGCAAGTGATGCAGGATCAGTCCGTCGCCGAGATACACCGCGGCGTGATTCGGAACGGGGGATGCCACCTGCATGAGAAAGCAGTCCCCAGCCTGGAGGTCGCTCGCGTTCACCGGGGCGAAGCCGGCTCGCGCGAAGTTTTCGATGTACAGGTTCTCACCGCGTTTCCACCAATCGTCAAAGCGCGCGAAGTTGGGTAATTCCACACCGCGCTCCATGCGGAACCAGTCGCGGATCAGTGCGTAGCAGTCGAGCACGCCGTGGGACCACTCGCGGCCCACCAATGGGGCAACGTAGCCCATTGGCGTAATGCTGGCCCAGGCATCGCTCGGCACACTCACGATGTGCCAGAGCAGGCCGCTGGCCTCACACGCCACCCGGTCTGCCTGACTCGGCTCGGGCGGCAGACCAGGGTGGCTGTGCACCACGGCAACGATCTGGCCCTGTTCTTCGGCATTGGCGTAGTCCTCGGGGTGAATCACGAACTGGTCGGTACCTACGCCGATGTTTCGGCAGCGCCAGTACACCTCCCGACCTTTTCGGATCACGAGCAGCCCACACGACTCGCGCGGATAGCTCTCGTGGGCATGATCGAGCGCCAGCGCCTGATTTTCGGGAAGCATCAGCGAATCAGTCCTGCAGCCGGAAAGCCACCAAAGGGCAACTCAGCGTTCTGCCCAAACCGGGCTTGGCAGGACGACAGACGCTTGCCGCAGACATCCAAGCTGCTGGAGCCAACCGCATGATCGTTGGCATCGAAGTAGGCTGTGCCGGTGTAGCCACACTCCGAGCCGCGGTAGCGCCAGGGACAGACGTTTTGAACGATCTGCCGGCGCGGGAGTGTGACGCCTTCCAGATCGAACGATGCGGCCAATTCAAACTCGACCACATCCCGCGTTTCTCTGGACTTGCGATCGACGTAGTAGATGTCATCGGCAAATTCGGCCGATGGATCGGCTGTCGGATTGACGCCACCCTCAAAGTTCACCGCATCGAGGTATTTCGCAAGCGTTCTCTTGCGCGTGATCTTGGCGCCCACCAAGTCCTGGTAGGTGAGCACCAGCGCCGTGATCGCGCCGGTGACATTGGCCACTCGCAGGCGAGGCCGCGGTACTTGGCCATTGCCATTGAATTCGAATCCCTCGACCTCAATGGGGAATGCCTCGTAGGCGTTGCCCTGCCAGACAACCCGCTGCTGCAAGGCGTTGGTGCCGGCGTGGAAGCGCACCGGCCCCTGCCCGAAGAGCGCCAGATCCAGCACAAAGAGCTCGATCACGCTGCTGGGCGCGAGCTTTTGGATCTCGGAAGTGATGGCAACTGCGGTCATGACAGATCGAACACCTGTTTGAAGGTGGCTCGCACCGATTCGATGTTGGGTTCATCCACCGAACGGCTCCACTCCTCGCACACGAACTTGGCAGTAATCCCTCCGGGCGGGGTCCAGTCGAAGGCCTGCACGGCACCGCGTGAGCGCAAGAACGCATCGATTGCGGCCGCCTCGGCACTGGTGCGGCCTCGAAACTCCAGCGACCAGACCTGAGGCTGCGTATTGATCCCAAAGGCCAATCGTTGCTCGTAGCCATCGCCAAACGCCACGCGGCGCACGTTGGGCCGCATCGACAGGTTGGCCCCGAGCGACGGGGTCCAGGTGAAGGTCGGCATTTACACCGCCCTGCGAGCATCGAGCAGTCCGCCGGCTCGCTTTTGGGCAAGCAGTTCCTGGCGCACGGCGCTGGCGATCGCTCGACCGAGATCGCGACCGCCCGGGTCGTCCCCACGGCTGGACGCGCCTGCATCCGAGACGCTGACCGAGATGTTGAACACATCCCCTCCGGATGCGCCCCCGCTCATCGTGACCGGGATGGTGCGACCATCTGGCAGCGGCACATAGGCTTCGGGCTTGCTGCCCTCGCCGAACAGCGCCAACTGTGGCGAGTTAGCAATGCCGCCCGATGCATAGCTGCGCAGCGCCATGGGGCCAGAGGCTGTCATCACGCCGCCAGTGGCAAAGCCAAAGAAGCTGCCCACTGCATTGGCCAGGGGCAGTGTGATTGCACGCTGAATCTGGATGCGGATCAGATCCTGAATGATGGACAAGGCGAGGTTGCGGAAATTGAGTTTGCCCGTCATGACAAAATCGACCAATGCATCGGTCATCCCGTTGAAGGCGCGCACCGTGGCCGACTCCAACTGCTTGCCAATCTGCTCGGCTTCTTCGGCAACCAAGCGCAGACCCTTGGAAAACCCAGTCTCTGGGTCGGCGAGCGCCTTGACGCGCTGATTGAGCAAGGTGGCGCCATCGGCAGCCTGACGGGCAGATTCCTCGATCTTTTTCAGTGCATCGGCCAGCTTTTCGTTGCCCGGCGCTGATTCTGCCAATTCGCGGGCCTGAGCCGCCAGCGTGGCGAGTTGGGTGGCGCTATCGCGGCGGGCGGCTGCCAACCGGCGCAGGGACTCCAGTTCGCTGATCGCGCCCGTCTCACGCAGGGTCTTGATCTGCTCCTCGATCGCCCGCAGCTCGTTTTGTCCTCGCGCCGCCTGCTCGGCTAAATCCCTCATCGTCTCGCCGGGCAGACGAATCTGGCGCTCCACGTTGGACTGCTGGGCTTCGCGCTCCAGCCGCTGGCGCTTGAGGAGGATCTCCGCGAGCCGGTCCTGCAGCTTGAGCTTGTCCTGAGTGGTCTTGGCCACCGATTCGAGCCCACGGCGCAGGATCGCTTCTTCCTCGTTCGTCAGTGCCCGAAGCTTTTCGGTGAAATCTTCCTGCGCTGCCAGACGAGCCTCGGTCGCCTCCTTGAAGCTGATGTAGCCCTGGCTCTCGTAGAGGTCGATGATTCGCTGCCGGTCTTTGAGGATGGCGCTTTCCACATCCACTTGGCCCTGCAGGCGCTTGATCTCGCTGTCGATGCCCGCCATGGCGTTGGCAGTGACTGCGCCCGTTGCCGTGCTGTAGTTCAGGCGCTTTCTAGGCATGGCCGCTTGCGTGACGGCGTTGGACGCCTCGGTCCCCTTGCGAATGTCCTCGAACCTCCGTGTGACCGCATCGGCCAGCAGCGGCATGTCCCAGAGGTCGACATAGTTTTGATTGGCCTGCGCGACGATGGCATTGCGCTTTTCAAGCGCTGCTTGCAGCCGTGCGCGGTTCTCTTCAGAAAACGGGTTGAGACCCTTGCCACCCGCCAGGAATGTACCGGCCAACTCGATGTCGGCCCAGACAGCAGAAAAGCTGCCAATCACCGACTTGATGGTGTGACCAATCCCTCGCAGAGCATCAATGACCACGGCGATGGCGTAGGCCGTCTTTTCTGCCCAGTTGGTGAGCGTGCCTTCAGAGCGCAGGCGCTGTACTCCATCGACCGCGTTGTCCGTCCCCAAAACCACATTCTTGAGCTCTTGGAACAGCACCGACATCGACGGGATGGCGGCGGTGACCAAGGTCTGCGCCACAAAGTTCGATTCGGCGCGCATACGAGCCATGGCCTTGGATGCGTTGTCGGCTTCCTCGATCTGCTTGGCGGTCAGCCGAATATTGAGGTCCTGGTTCTCCGCCAGATCCTTGAGGAACGGGAGCATCGTTGCCCCGGACTTCCCAAAGAGCTCCATCGCGATGGCCGTCTTGCCAGCGCCATCTTCAAACGCTGCAAGTTTGAGCGCGACATCGTTCATGACCTCCGCGGGGTCGCGCAGGTTGCCGCTGGCATCCTTGGCGCGGACCCCCAGGAACTGGAGTGCCTTGGTCGCACCGGCGGTTTCGTCGTCAACGCCTGCCAGCCCCTTTGATAACTTGGCCAGACTTGCGCCGATCGCCTCCATGGCCGTGCCTGAGATGGTCGCAACCGGTGCGAATCCTGAGAGCGCCGCAGCGCTTGCGCCGGTCTGCTCCGATAAGCCCTGAAGCGCCGCCGCCGCCTCCAGCGTGTGGGTCACAAAGTCCCGCAATGCGGCAACAGAGGTGGCACCAATCACCACGGCGAACGCCGTCCTGGCCACACTGGCGACCTGCTGCATGGATGACTTCATGTCGCTGGCATGGCGATCCAGCAGACGAGCCGTGCGTCCCAGGTCCGCCCGAAACTCAGAAGTCTCGGCCGACAGCTTGACGACCAAAGACCCCAAATCAGCCATGCTTTTTCACCTTGTGGGCAAACATTGCCTTGAAGCGGGCGACATTGAGGCGAGCGTCGTCTTTGGGTGTTGTTCGCTCGATGTAGGGCATGAAGTCTTCAGGCGTGAACGCTCTGGCGTCTTTGGTTCGATGGGCATTGGCAAAGGTCGCGGCAACCACGCCACTTCTCAGATCGGCTCGCATCTCGCCAAAGGGTTCCAGTTGGTAAAAGGCCATCCACTCAGTCAGCTCATCCGATCCCACACGGGCCAGCAGCTCACGAACCGGCATACCCAAGGCGAGTGCGAGCCGAAAGACAGCGCGCCGAAAGGGGTTGGCCTTTAGCCCTTTTTTGCAGCGTCTACCCGTTCGACGCCGATGCCGTTGAGGCGTTGTGCCACCGAGAACACGCGGTCCAGCGCGCGAGCACTTTTTCGGCCCAGTGCGGCGATCTCGCCGTCGTCGAACAGGCGATCGCCTTGGGCATCGCAAAGGGTGAGTGCCACCAGCCGTGCGCGGACGTTTTCCATGCGGCCGTCCTTTTCAAGCAGGCTGGCCTCGAAGGCGTCGCGATCGGTGCCGCTCATGGTGCGCACCAGAACGTCACCGCCCCATTCAGGAACGCTGACCGACTCACGTGGCAGATCATCAGCGGCCAAGATCGCTTCTTTGGAAAGAATATTCATGCGCTTCATGCCTCCGTAATATCGCCATCGATTTCAATCGTGACGCTGGCCTCGACCACCGCATCCACGCCGCCTTGGACGCTGAACTGCGTCACATAGCCGTAGAAGGTCCAGGTGGCAGCCGGGGTCGTGTCGGTGAAGGTGATCTTGAATTGCCGACGGGTGCGGTTCGCGCGGTCGGTGCGCAGCCCCTGATGCACGGTGTCATCGGGGTTGAAGTGCAAAGACAGCGAGAGCTGGCCTTCATCGCGAAGACCTACCCGCTTTTCCTTGGCGGTTGATGCCAGGTTGGTGACGTCAATGACCGATGCCTGGCCGCCGGGTCCTTGGAAGGACACGACGTTGGGGATGGTTTCAAAGGTGGTGGTACCGAACCGGGCAATGGTGATGCCCTGCGCGGTGATCGCAGTACTAGGCATGAAAGGCCTCCAGGTGGGTTTTGAAAAAGGACCGCACGACCACCGTTACCGGTAGTAGGTGAAGTCCACAGAGATCCGGTAGATCCCGGCTTGAGGGCCGAAATCTGTCAGGCCCATGCGCACATCGGCCACGGTGTTGATGTCAGCGAGCAAGGCCGTGAGCACTTGGTCTTGCAACTGTTCGCAGGCCACGAGCGTTCGGGCGTATGCATCCACCTGCACCCGGGAGCGCTTGAGCGGGTTGGGGCCGTCAAGTGCGATGACCCGTTCCTCGTCAATGGGCGTGTAGACCAGCGTTGGGTACTGGGCGTCCGCGGGTGCGACAACGGCGAACACCTGACCGGAGGCCAGATGCTTGATGGCGTCATAAAAGTCCTGCATCGCTAGCGCCCATTCAAGGCTTTCGCCTCGATCTCGATTCGTTGGGCCAAGCGCTGCTTGATGGCGTCTACAGCTTCACGCCTGCGGGACTCGAGTGCTGGTCGCAGGAAGGGCCGGGCAGCCATCTTGCGGGTGCCGAACTCTACAAAGCGCCAGTACCAGGCGTCTTGCGACAGGTTGCCGCGCTTGCCTTGGTTGCGATATTTCTTGCCATAGCGGACCAGCACATAGAACGTCTGGCGCCCACCGCCGGAAAGCTCACGGATGTGTTTCATGATCACAGAGCGTTTGAGCGTTCCAGGTGGCGGCTGCTTGGGGCCAAGCGACTGAGCAGCCTTGGGCGCCCGAGCGCGGGCTTCATCGCGGATCACCTTGGCCCCGGCATAGACCGAGGCTCTCAGCCCCCGGTTGGCGATGCGTTGGGGCAGTTCGCGAAGCGCGCGATCAAGTTGCGCCAGGCCCTCAATGCGTACTGTTTCAACCCTAGCCATCTCGAAGTCCTTCGGTTGCCAACAAGGTGACGGCGACATTGGCCTCGTCGTCGTTGAGTGCTGCGTGAATGGAGAAGACCCGCCCTCGAAACAGCACACGCATACGAGCAACGGCTTGGGGGTCGTCGAGGTCGGGTCGGTAGCGCACCGTGATTTGATGCGTCACCTCCGCCGCCACCCGGTCTGCAATCCGAGCCTCCCGGCCCGAAAGCGGCTGGATGTCTGCCCAGACCGTGGCCACATCTGCCCAGGCCTGAGTCGGAGCCCCCAGGGCGTCCTTGACCGTGGTTGGCTGCTGAATGCGCACGCGGTGATTCAGTTGCCCGGCGCTGATGACGCTCATACGAGGCTCACCTTGAAGCCGTCGAGAAGTCCATCCACAAAGGGCAAGGGATCAATTCGACCGCGAGAGAGCACGGACATCTCTTCCCGATGCCCGTAAAGACTGCCCACACGCAGCTTGATCCAGCTTTTGAGGCCCTCGGGCACTGCACTGGCAGCGCCGTAGCCCGCATCAAAGGTGACTGAAACAGCACCGATCTGAGGCAAGGTAGGCGGCCAGGTCTTGCCAAAGACCGGCGTCAGACGTGCCGGTTCGCAGGCCGTATCGAGCACATAGTCACTGGCTGGCATCACCTGAGTGGTGCCATTCATGTCCAGATACTCGATGCTCACCACCGCCTGAACCGGGCATTTGGCGAGCAGGATCGCGTGACCGGGCAAGCTAAATGACGCGCCAAGAGCGGATTGCATCAGTGACGGCCCGGGAAAGGCATCGAGTACCAACTTCCAGCGAGCAGTGATCAACTGCCTGCCGGTCAGGGTCTCGGCTGCCTGCCGGGCCGCGGTGATGAGTGAGCCGATCAGCAGGTCATCGTCGTTACCGTCCACCCGCAGGTGCAGCTTTGCCTCGGCAATCGAGACCGGCTCCCCTGCGGGTGGGGTGACGAGTTGCAGTGGCATGGCTCAGACGATCTGGGCCACTGCGGCCTGATTGGTGCTGTCAGCCGGCAACACGCGCGGATTGACGCCAAGGATCTGCGCCGCAGTGACGCTCGCTGCACCGCCGACGGTGAGCGAGAGGCGAACGAAGCCATAGCCATTGACGGTGTCCAGTTCTTCCGGGCGCAGGTTGATGAGTACCTGCTTGTTGTCGCCGCTGGCCTTGGTGATTTGGGTGATGGCCTTGCCGGTGATGTCCTTCGCGCCGGCGCCGCTTGCGTCGCTCGCCTGTTGCAACTTGGCGTCCACCGTGGCGCCAGTGCCCAGAACGCCAGTCTGGATAAGCGCGAGAAACGCATGGTGGTGCGCGGCGGGAATCCAGCCGGTGGTGGCGGTGCCAGCGGCCTGACTGGCGGGGTCGATGGTGGCCAGCAGGGCGAGCAGCTCGCTGCCTTTGGCATTGATCAGCATGGGGAG